TTTAATGATGTCTCGTCTGTGGGAATAGCGAAAGTTTCGTCGACCGCTCCCGCTCCACCTTCGGGGGTTTCCTCACCACCACTCATCGTCATCATAGCTGAACTGGAAGAACAGCATACAATCAAAAGACCAACACCCGCGAGCATAGGTACGACTGACATTCTTTATTATATGTAAACCTTTTTATTGATATGATTGGTGTTTCAACTTATCAATAATGAAATACGGGAATTAGATGCCACGTACAATCTGAAGGGCGAGAGAAAGGATGAACGCATCGGTCAAGTTGCTAATAGGCTTGAGGATGGAGATGTGCTTCACAAGGGAGCGGTTCCACACGAGGCGGAGAAGGAATGTGCTGATGAGCACAACAAGTAAAAAGGTGAGAACCTCGGTGATAATTTCAGACCTGGACTTGGCTTTGGCAACCTCTTGAATCATTTATTACATGTGGATATTTTTTTCTAGGTAAACTACAAATGAGGGCTCTTCCCCTGAGTGGCTCAGAAAGTAGGTATACAAACAGGCGGTGGTCGACACCAAAGGGTATTGGAAACAATAATTGTTATGCCTATGCAGTTGGAGACTACGAAGCGTATAGGTGGCAAAAGTCCATCCCAGGTGATCGTTCTGGTCTTTCAAATGGACACCATACCTATACCCACTGTACTGGACTTCCTAAGCGCGTCATTTCTGACAATCCTAAGAGGGTGTACAAGGCGGGTGCCAATGAAAAATGTAAAAAGGGATATTTCAAGGTTATGATGTTTGTTTCGCCTGGAAGACCTATGAACTATATCCGACAAGGGGATTTCCACTTTTACAAACAGCACGGAGTGGTTGAATACAAAATCAAACCTGGGGATACTATCAAAGCTGTAGCCAAATTCTTTAAAGTACCTGAATCACGGGTAAAGAAAGGTGGTCAGTTTAAGGTTGGTAAACGTGTAATTTTTAAAGCCAATGTATTCAGTCACAAGCGTGGTTGGGCTACTGGTCCGCTTCTGACTGATGCTAAAGGTAAGGCCATCACTGACCCCCGTAAGGCTTCTAGGGACTATCCAGGTCTAAACTACGAGAAATATTGTAGTTCATTCTGTGTCAAGGACACTGGGATCAAAGTCGGTAGGACTCACCCCAAGGTCCGCTAAGATACTATCAAGGTCTGGTACTTCATCCACATCAAAATTAATGTCAAATAGATCTAAAACCTGAAATATAGACCCCTGATTCAAGGACACAGAATTCGCCGTTGCTGTGTAATTGTTTTGTATAGTGACTGTAATTTTAAATTGTGTACCATCTATCACTTTTCGACAAATCGGGCATGTATTCCTACCTGTGTTCTTCCATTCCTGTAGACAGTGGGAATGAAACATATGTCCGCACCGGGCTGGAGGATTTGTCCTCGTACACCGGACTTCATTCAGACATATGGAACATGTTGACATTCTATAGGAAGGTTTTAAAGTTTTTTTGGGGATTTTTCTCAGTTAGTAGATCTTGGAGGTATCCACGAGAGGATTGTCACACTTAATGCATGGTCCCTTACCTTGTACATTCTCCTGCACCTTGGTGAGGAGCTGAGGACCCTGAGATTGGAGGAGCTTACGGTAGGAGTAGTTGTCCTCGAAAGAAATACCATTTTGCTTCATAACATAGTTGTTAAAGAGCTGAGCTGAAGAGTTTACGGTGAAGCACCGACCATCGGCCATACCAAGTCGCTGCGACATATTGTTATTATACACCTAGAATTTTATTTGCCTGTTGGTAATTGTTCTCATCCAAGAATTGAATCCTTTCTCTTTGAGAAGTTTGACAAAAGGATCACATCTATATCCCAAATAAATATCAAATACATCAGTTTCTTCTGTGCGTGACACTCGAATCTGGGGATTTTCGTTTATGTGGTTGTTTATGATGTTGTAGGCAAATGCAATCTCCTTGAGGGTCTCCGCCCCTGTAATGATAATTTTACCAGTACTGAAAATACTGGTAGTAATCTCCTTCATATCCTCTGAAGGCTTGAACTTGATCTTCACTGCAGAATACCTATCTGGTTCAAAAGAAACCTTAAAAATGTCATCATACTCCTCAAACCAGTCGGCAACCTTCATGAGGTTGATATTGTAGTTGAGACTGAAGTTGGAGTTAATCATAACAACACGGAATGAATCAACCGGTACTTCAATTTTCAAATCCAAAAAGGTTTTGAAAATATGAACAAGTTGGGTGATGATACGTTTGCAATCGAAAAGATCACAACAACCCGCCACTTGGATCGAACCGTTGGGGAATACCTTCACAGACTTAGTACTGTAGGTGTCGTGGTATGTTAGGGTCACCTGATTGTAGAAAGTCGTCGGTTTCAATTTCCACTCAAAACCATCTGTTTTGGTACCCACACGTCGCATCTTATAGGAACCAATTTCTTCGAATAAACCTCGAAGTCGCTTTATATCAATCTGTTGCATAAAGCTCGACACCATAGTGATTGTTGTAATCTTTATCCATGAGGGTCTAGTCTCATCCGGTAGTTCTTTTCGTATCTCATCGAGAGTGAGGAGATACGAAAAGCTATTATTTGCAATAGTTGAATACATTTTTGGACATACTTTTTACAATGTGGGTGACTCACTTAGGCCTTCGTTTAGGGAATTGTATATTCTTTAGTAATTGGGCTAGGTGTAGTTCCACTACCTCCATTAGCAGTTTCTTTTATAACTTCAACACCATTTTCTTTTATAATCCAACCTGGCATGTATACAGCTCTTTGGTAAGCGATTTCAAAACTACCCACCTTTGTTGGAGATGTCACAGTGAAAATCTTATCACCGACACCGTATACTGCACCTCCTTCTTCATCCCATGCCGCCCATGTCATGTCACCAGCCGCATCAATATGACCAAGTGTTGTATCACTTATACACTCATCAGTTTTAGTACCACATGGTTGTCTGTTTGGTGCAACATGTATTTCAACCTGATCACTTGTAGCTCTGACACCGTCCATCTTAATATCAGCTAAATGAAGACGAAGTTCGTGTTCATTTTGGATATTCACGATGAATTCATAGACGTATTCGGTTCCACCCGCTCCAGCACCCGCTCCAGCTCCAGCTCCACCTCCACCTCCTGAGTCTTCCTCACCACCACCCATCATTACAGTGGCTACACTAGAGGATGAACAACATACCATCATAAGACCAACACCTGCGAGCATAGGTACAGCTGACATGATCTTTATATTACTTAGAGATAAAATTTTATATAAAGATAATGACGTCATTCCTTAAATCTGCAACGCATGTTTTTGATGTGGAGTCTGATCTCTCCTATGTTGAGATTGTCTATGACCGGTACATAAGGAATAAGGGATACTCGACCTTCACCGATTACCTCAATACAGAGCCTTTTGCTGATTGGGTATCATTAGAGTCAAATAATCACTCAATTGTTTACGAGAAGTTTCTTGATACAATGGTTAAGAAGACTCTAGAGGTGAGACAGCGTATGGCTGAACTTTCACTCGAAAGTTTCTTAACTTACGACCAGGATATTCGTAAGTATGTGCGTGTAGCCCACGCAGTTAAGATTCTAGATCCAACATTCCAGCCACCCCGCATTAATATGGAGAGTGCTTGGCAAGTGGAGTTTATTAAGAAGTTTTGTAAGAAATCAATAATAGATTCAATTCAAGAATGTAAAAAGAAGTCTCGTCTCAAGTATTTCTTCAACGTACTAAAATTAATAGAATTAGAGCAATAAGAATAGAAATGACAATTAATTGGGTTGTTGTATTTTTACGCTCAACACCAACAACAACTGGTTCCCGCTCCCTGCCACACCCTAGACCATAATCGATATTACGTCGGGGTTGAACATTCCTGTCTATACGACATGGTTGTTTCTCGGGTTTGCATAATCCAACTGTACAAAAAACACTTTTACCTGTGGGTGGGATACCCCCACTTTTAGGAACTTCTTGAAAATCTTCAAAATTACCAGTCTGTCTTACACCTCCTGGAAGGGAGAAATCGCGTTGGACAAATGGGTTTACATCATTAATTGCATCCTCATCATTGAGCATAAACTCACTCATTATTGTTATTACTTCAGATTATATTTCTTGTCCACCATCTTGATTTTATGTTCATCCCACA